GGTATCAAAATGCGTGGTACTGGATGCGCTACTAAAGGCACGATGTCACGGGGCCCGATGGCATGAACTATACGCAGCTTGTTGCATCTATTGAGGCATATACGGAAAATAACTTTCCGGATATAACTCTGGCCGACGGGGCTATTGATACCACGAAGGAACAGATAGACCGCTTTATTCAACAAGCTGAACAACGTATTTATAACAATGTTCAGTTTCCGTTTTTGCGTAAAAACATGACGGGTAATATTCAAGCGGGCAACAAGTATCTTAAAGCGCCAGACGACTATCTTGCTACATACTCTTTGGCAGTAATAGATGCGTCTGGTAACTACGAGTACCTGCTAAATAAAGACGTAAACTTTATTCGTCAGGCGTATCCCAATCCAACTACAGATACTGGCATACCAAGATACTATGCGTTGTTTGGGCCTGCATTAGCGGGAACTGCGATTACAAATGAACTGACGTTTATTCTTGGCCCTACACCTAACACAACGTACACAGCAGAGCTTCATTTCTATTACTACCCAGAGTCTATTGTAACTTCTGGTACTTCATGGTTAGGCGATAACTTTGATACCGTGCTCTTGTATGGTTCGTTGGTAGAAGCATATACATTCATGAAGGGTGAGGCCGACATGGTTATGCTATACAACCAGAAATATGTAGAAGCACTTGCGTTGGCTAAACGTCTGGGCGATGGTATGGAACGTCAAGATGCGTATCGTTCTGGTCAATATAGACAGGCGGTGACCTGATGGCTATTCAACAAGGCGCTACTGATGCTTTTGCAACGGGTCTGATGAATGGAGTGTATAACTTCACCACTGACTCGTTTAAGATTGCGTTGTATACAGGCTCAGCATCGTTGGGTCCTGACACCGCCGTGTATACCGCTGGGTTGACAAGTGAAGTTGTAGCTACAGGATACACCGCTGGCGGTATAGCACTGCCTGTTTCTGTTACGCCCACCTCCGCAAACAACACAACGTTTATTTCGTTTTCCAACGTAACTTGGAATGCAGCTTTAACCGCTAGCGCAGCTTTGATCTATAAGTCTGGCGGTATTAACCCAACTGTATGCGTTTTAGATTTTGGTGGGTCAAAAACATCAACAACTACTTTTACAATACAGTTCCCAACTGCAAACAGTTCAGACGCAATTATTCGCATAACCTAAGGAGAAGATATGGCATTGGTTACAACCACCAAAGGCGAAATGGACGATTCTCTTCTTGAGAAAAAAGAAGGCTTCGTAGATAATGACAACGAGTACACCACTTGGGTGGAGTATTGGTTAGATGGAGAACTTGTGCATCGTTCTGCTCATGTTCAATTGAAAAAAGCGGTTATGTTTTCGGCTGAAGCCGCATCTTTTACTTAAGGAGCCTAACATGGCAAATACACAAGCAATGTCAACTTCGTTCATGGGCAAGCTCATGACGGGCACACATAATTTTGGTACGGGTGTTGTTCGCGCAACCACTGCGGCGGATGTTTATTACGGTGCTTTGCTATTGGCAAGCGGTACGTTTAACGCCTCCTCTTCTAACTACACTGGCACTGTTGGTTCAGTTACTATGTCAGGTGAAGTGTCTGGTACAGGCTATACCGCAGGTGGTGTGGCAATTACCAATGCAAACCCTCCTACGGCTACCAATTCATCGGCTACTGCTGGTGTGGCCTTCTGGACACCTTCTGCAAGTATTACCTATACGACCGTAACGTTGGCTACAGCCTTTGATGCGGTGATGGTTTACAACTTCACGCAAGGTTCTGCTGGCGCATACCCTGCTGTGAGTATTCACACATTTGGTTCGCAGACAATTACTGCTGGCACGTTCACATTAACAATGCCATCGAACACAACTTCGACTGCTTTGATTCGTTTGGCTACAACCTAATAGGGTCGGTGGGGTAACTCACCGGAGTAGCCATGTTTGGAATCTCCGCATTCGCCGAAGCGCCGTTCGCCTCGCTTGCGGGGCAGACGATAGTTGTTGATCTTACCGGCGTCCAAGCATCGGGCGCGGTAGGTACAGTTACGGGTGAAATAACAATAGCACTTACAGGTGTAAGTGCGGCGGGTGCTGTAGATTCGGTAGAAGTTGGAGCGCGTAGTGTTGCACTTACTGGCGTTGAAGCAAGCGGCGCGGTAGGTACAGTAGTAGATTCGCAGAACTATTTTGCAGCGTTATCAGGCATTGAAGCAACGGGTTCGGTCGGTACAGTAGCAGTCGGGGAACGTGCATTAACGCTGACAGGTGTTGAAGCTACTGGCGAAGTTGGTACAGTAACAGAGACAAATTCTCCAACGGAAACTGGAGTTTTGGCGGTTGGCGATGTAGGCACTGTAACGTCAAGTCAAACAGTTGCGCTCACAGGTGTCAGTGCTTCTGGTGATGTAGGTACGCTTACCGGAGAAATTAGTTACGGGGCTACACTTAGCGGTGTTGGCGCTGATGGTTCTGTGGGTATAGTTGGACTTGAACAGACTGTAGCTTTGACTGGTGTTGAAGCTGCTGGTGCGGTGGGTGATGTTACTGAAGAAAACAGCCCAACTGAAAATGGCGTACAGGCTACGGGTAGTGTTGGATCAGTTGGGTCAAGCAGGACAGTGGCGTTAAGCGGGGTTTCAGCTAGAGGTCAGGTCGGTACAATGAATTATTTTTATTGGACGACAATAGATGACAATCAGATTCCAAACTGGCAAAATATAGCCAACTCGCAAACACCTAACTGGGTTGACGTTGAGATGGTTGTGTAAGGACATAATATGGCTTTTGTTGTAGCAGACCGGGTAAAAGAAACCACTACCACAACGGGTACGGGGACGGTGACTCTGCTTGGTGCTTCCGCAGGGTTTCAATCTTTTGCCGCTGTGGGTAACGCAAATACAACCTATTACACTATTGCAGCCCAAACAGGTACTGAATGGGAAGTGGGTCTTGGCACATACACATCGTCTGGTACAACCTTATCCCGTACAACTGTATTTTCTTCAAGCAACTCAGGATCGCTAGTCAACTTTAGCGCGGGTTCTAAAGATGTGTTTGTCGCCTACCCCGCAGAACTTGCAACGTTTGCTAACGGCAATGGAGCAGTGGTAGAAAACTACACAACATTAACAGGCACATATTCAATGACGCCCGGTAAAAATGGCATGAGCGTAGGCCCGGTTACGATTAGTTCAGGCTCTTCTTTTACCGTTGGTAGCGGTCAACGTTGGCTTGTTTTGTAAAGGATAAAAAATGGCAGTAACCAATTTCTCCCCACTCCTTGGTCTGGCACTGCCAACCACTGGAGATTTGTCTGGTACGTGGGGTACAACTGTTAATGACTCAATTACTGGCCTTATTGATTCAGCGGTAGCGGGCACAACTACTCTTAGCGCAAACTCAGACGTAACACTCTCTACGACCAATGGCGCAGCTAATCAAGCTCGTAACGCAGTTATTTTGTGGACAGCCAGCAACGGCGCGACTGTTCGGTACATTACAGCTCCCGCACAAAGTAAAGCGTATATCGTTATCAATGCGGGTACTGGCGCTATTGTGATTCGCGGCTCTGGCCCTACGACTGGCGTTTCTGTTTCTGCTGGCGCTAAAACTTTAGTTGCTTGGAACGGTAGTGATTTTGTAGCTATCTCCTCAACAATCTTTTCTGGGGTTATCTCTGTTGAGGGTACATCGTCTTCTGGCGCTGCAATACGCTTGTATGAAGATACTGATAACGGAACCAACTACATTGCCCTTCAAGCACCAGCCGCACTTGCAACAAACGTAACGTTGACGCTTCCAGACAATGACGGAGCAGCTACTCAAGTTTTAGCTACTGATGGTAGTGGTGTTTTATCATGGGCTGATTCTGGTGGTAGCCTTTCCGGTGCTAATGGCGCAATCGTAATTAACAACACAACCATCAGTGTGAACTATACAATTGCATCTGGTACAAACGGGTTTTCAGTAGGCCCGATGGCTATTTCAAGCGGTTACGCAGTTACTGTTTCTTCCGGCCAACGCTGGGTTGTCATTTAAGGAAATCATATGAGTACGATTGCAGCAGGAACAACATCAGGCACGGCGCTAGTAAGCACCGGCAATACTGACGGCACACTACAACTCCAAGTAAACGGCACAACGCCTTCTGTTACTTTAGCCGCAAACGGCGCTATTGGTGTTGGATCAACTCCGGGTTACGGCACATCGGGCCAAGTCTTGACTTCCGCTGGTTCTGGCGCGGCTCCAACTTGGTCTGCTCCTGCTGGCGCAAACCTCCAAACATTCACATCCTCTGGCACATGGACTAAACCATCAGGCGCTAATTTTGTAATGGTTGAAATGCGGGGTGCTGGAGGAGGTGGTGGTTCTGGTAGGCGTGGTGCGGCTGGAACTGATAGAAATGGCGGGTCGGCTGGCGGTGGCGGTGCTTTAGTAAGAATGATGTTTTTGGCATCTAGTTTAGCTTCTACCGTTTCGGTAACTGTTGGCGCTGGTGGTACTGCTGGTGCGGCAGTAACAACAAATAGTGTAGATGGAAACAATGGAGTATCTGGCGGCGATACTACGTTTGGTGCATATTTAACTGCTTATGGAGGCGGGGCTGGTTCTGGAGGTGGTTCTGGCAGTACTACTAGCTTTTATGCTATTGGCGGCACTGGTGGAGGAACTGGAGGCCCCGGTGCTGGCCCAAATGGATTTGGTCAAGGCGCATTGGGCGGATCTCCATCTGATACTTATTTTGGAGGTAGTGGAGTAAGTCTTTCAGGTAGTGGTATGAGCAATTTAGGTGGTGGTGGTGGTGGTTCTTATCGTACTAGCCCCGGAAGTGCTGAGTTTGGTGGTGGTGCGGGTTCCGGTGGCGAACCCAGTGGTGGCCAAGGTGGTAACGGGGGTAGTTCTATTTTTGGTGGTGCTGGTGGCGGCAGTGGCGGTGGTATTACTTCTGGCAACGCAAGACAAGACGGAGGTGCAGGTGGAGGCACACAAAGTTGGAGTAGTGGCGGTGGTGGCACTGCTGGAACTTCTGGCGCATCAGGCGGCGCTGGCTCACAAAACTCATTTGGCGCTGGCTCTGGTGGCGGAGGTGGCGGTGCTTCAATTACTACTACTGCTGGAAGTGGCGGCGCTGGCGGTGCTGGTGGCGGCGGCGGTGGCGGTGGTGGTGCTTCCTTAAACGGAAACAACTCTGGTGCTGGCGGCGCTGGCGGTGCTGGTCTAGCCCGTATCTACACTTGGTAAGGAACAAACATGACTAACAGATACGCAATTATTGAAGACGGTGTAGTGGTAAACGTAGTTGTTGCAGACGCTGAGTACGCCGCACAACAAGGTTGGGTTGAATGCCCCGATGCGGGGCCAAAATGGTTGTATGCAGACGGTGTGTTTACAAAACCTGAAATAATTCCTGTCCCAGAGCCAGAACCAATTCCTGTGCCTCCCACACCAACCAAAGAACAACTGCTTGCGCAACTCAATGCGCTGTCAGCCCAAATTCAAGCATTGGAGTAAATCATGGCAATAGTAATCACAGGTAACAACACACCCACGGCGGGCGGCGTAACGTACGGCGACGGGACAACCTACGCAAACACAGCGGCTGGGACTTCTGGTCAGGTGTTGCAGAGCAACGGTGCTTCTGCGCCTAGTTGGATAACACCCAGCGCAGGATCATTTACTTTAATTAGCACGGCTACTGCAAGCAATAGCGCAACACTTACTTTTACTGGGATAAGTTCTACTTACGATTTATATTTTATTGAACTTGTTGAAATTGTTGGCGCTTCGGCATCAAGTCTAAGGATGAGAACAAGTTTTGACGGCGGGGCAAATTATGACACTAGCGGCTACATGTATCAAAGTTTTGGATATACAAGCGCTGTGACAGCTTGGACTACCGATTTTGATGGAAGTTCAACATTTCTTCCGGTTTGGAACAATAATTGCGGTGCTATAAGTACAACCGCATCTTATTCTGGTTTATCGGCAAATGTATACCTTATGAGTCCAGCATCTTCCGCGTACACAAAATATTTTGCTACAGCAGTATGGTTTACGGGGGCAGCAGCAAATAGTTATGCACAAATAACTGGCGCACAAATGTCTACATCTCCTGTAAACGCTATTCAGTTTTTAATGGCTTCTGGAAACATTGCATCTGGAAAAATCCGTTTATACGGCATTGCAAACAGTTAAAGGCTAATCATGTACACACATAAAATTGTAAATGGCGAACGTGTTGATTTGACGGCTCAAGAGATCGTTGAATTTGAAGCCCGTGATGCGGCGTATGTACCGCCCATAGTACCACCCGCACCAACAAAAGAACAACTGCTTGCCGAGTTGCAGGCTCTCACAGCAAAAATTAACGCACTGGGGTAACACATGGCAACAATACTTAACGCAGATACCGTCGTAGGCGGTGCGATTGTCACTGGCGATGCTTCTGGAGTGCTGGCACTTCAAGGTGCGGGTAATACGGGGGTTAGTATTAGCGCAGCAGGTGTGCCTACGCTCACCACACCTGTACTTGGAACTCCAACATCCGGAACGCTGAGTAACTGCACGGTAGATGGAACCAACACCGTTGGCTTTAGAGTCATCCCGCAGAACGCACAGGCTGGTAGTTACACACTTGTTCTCGCAGATTCTGGCAAGCACATTTATCACGCCTCTGGCGATGGCGCGGCTACATACACAATCCCTGCGGCTTCTTCGGTTGCATTCCCACTGGGCACAGCAGTCACGTTCATTAACCTATCAGCAACGTCAATCAGTATTGCAATCACCACTGACACGATGTATTTGAGTTCTGCTGGAACTACGGGCACACGCACGCTGGCGCAGTACGGCTCGGCAACCGCTGTTAAAGTTTCTGGCGTTTCATCATCAGGTATCTGGGTCATTTCAGGGAGTGGTTTGACATGAGTGGCGCACTACAGGCTGTATTTCAAAACCAAAGAAGTTTTATTGTAAAGCCATCAACAGTCGAGTACCTTGTAGTTGGCGGTGGCGGAGGTGGCGGCCGAGGTGCTGGTTCTGGCGGTGGCGGTGCGGGTGGTTTTAGAACAGCTTCTGGATTTGCGGTTTCTTCTGGTTCTCCAATTACAGTAACTGTTGGTGCTGGCGGCCCCGCTATTTCAGCCAATGACAACCCCGGTAATAACGGAGATGTTTCTTCATTTGGCACTCTTGCGTCTGCTGGCGGTGGCGGTGGCGGTTCTAGTGGCGAAGGAGCAACTTCTGGGCAAGCTGGAGGTTCTGGTGGTGGTGGTTCGTATCGATCAACAACTGGTACAGGGGGTGCTGGCAATACACCAAGCAGATCACCATCTCAAGGAAATGCAGGTGGAAGTAGTTCATCAAGCTCAAATGCTGGCGGTGGTGGTGGTGGTGCTGGTGCTACAGGTGGCAACGCAACTGGTGGGTCTACTACTGGAGCAAATGGTGGCAATGGAACTGCGTCATCAATTACTGGCTCATCTGTAACTTATGCTGGTGGCGGTGGCGGTAGTGGTGGAACTGCTGGCGGTTCTGGTGGATCAGGGGGTGGTGGAGCGGGTGTTTCTACTGGTAACGGAACTAGCGGTACTGCAAACACTGGTGGCGGTGGCGGTAGCTCAAACGCAACTACAGGTGCTGGTGGTAGTGGGTTTGTAGCTATTCGTTACGCAGATACTTTTGCTGCGGCCACATCGACTACAGGCTCACCAACAATAACTGTGTCTGGCGGTTACCGAATCTATCAATGGACTTCTTCAGGTTCAATTACATTCTAAGGCAGAATATGAGTCATTTTGCAAAAATAGAAAACGATATTGTCACGCAAGTGATTGTGGCCGAGCAGGATGTCATTGACTCTGGCTTGTTCGGCACAGGTTGGGTTCAGACTTCATACAACACGTATGGTGGGCAACACCCCGAAGGCCGCCCATTACGCAAAAATTTTGCTGGTGTTGGGTACACTTATGATGTTGGCAGAGATGCCTTTATATCACCACAGCCATACGCAAGTTGGGTTTTAAATGAAACAACTTGTCAGTGGGAAGCGCCTACGCCAGAGCCTACGGATGACAAAAGATACACATGGGACGAGGCATCTTTATCTTGGGTTGAGTTTTAACCATGTGGGACTGGGCTGAAGCATTCATTGCGGCGGCCTGTATAGTGGCCTTCGTCATCTATGGCACGTACATAATTGCTTGGACTTTAGTGTGATTCTCATAGACCCCATAGCAGCACTGGATGGGTTGCAAAATGCTATCAGCATGGTCAAGAAGGCCAGCAAGGTTGCCAATGATTTAGGCGGTCTTGCCCCAATGATCGGCAAGATGTTTGACGCTAGAAGCACCGCTACCAAGGCGATGATCGAGGCCAAGCGTTCCAAGAAGGGTTCCAACATGGGAACCGCGCTACAGATTGAGATGGTGCTTGAGCAAGCCAGAGCGTTTGAAGAAGAGTTAAAGATGCTCTTTATGACCACAGGCAAAATTGACGTGTGGAACAAAATCAAAGCACGGCAAGCCGCAATGGACTTGGCAGATGCCAGAGAGATGAAGGCGCTACGGCTTGAAGAAAAGAAAGCCAAAGAAGCCGAGGAAGAGCAGACGGTTTACTTGGTAGCTGGATTGGCAATTGTTTTTCTTGTAACGCTGATTGCTTTTGGTTTGACTGAGTTGCAAAATATGTGCGGCAAAGCAGGATGTGGGCGGTGAATGAGTACCAGAAGCAATTTGACCTCTTCCTTAAAGTCTTTGTGCGGTTGTGCATTGCTTGGTGGGTGCTTGGGTTTCTCCAGTTCCTGCCTGATGACTTGTCAAATAAGATTGTGAATAAATTACTTGGAATGATTGGACTAGGATGAGTGACGAAAAGCCAGCAGACATACTAAGCAAGGTGCTGTCCTATGTGGATAGTCCATTTAAACTGTTTGCGCTGATACTCATGGCGGTGTTTGCGTTCTCTGGATACTTTGTTTGGCAAAACCAAGAACTACTAATGGGTGCGTACAAAGAGTCCAAAAAGATGCCAAGCATTGTCGAGGACAGGGTAGAAGACGCTGCTGCTCACTTATTCAAAACCACCAACGCCACCATTGTTGCTGTGTTTAAAGTAAATCCTATGTTTGGAACCAGAGTGCTGTACCGCGCTTACACCAAAGAAGGCCGAGATAAAACCAACGATGGGCTTGACGTTGGCCTGTTTACCCAGAACGCAGCCAACAATGCAGATGTGGTTAAGCTGATGGCTAGTGAGATACCTTGCGGAGAGTACCGTTCAGCGCAGTCCGAAATGGGCTTGTGGTACATCGCCAAGGGGGTTGCCTACACTTGCCGAATTAGTATTCCACCTGATCCAAACAGATTCGTAGGCCAGATTACTGTGGGTTGGGATAGTGAACCAGCCGACATTCAAGTAACGAGAACCATGATGGATATTGCAGCCACCATGCTTTCAAGGAGTAAACAGTAATGGCGCAGTTCGAACCAGCCTTTGAGCAAATGATGCAAGACGAGGGCGGCTACGTCCTCCATGAAGTACCCGGCGACACAGGCGGTATGACCTATGCAGGTATTGCCCGTAACAAGAACCCCCAGTGGCCCGGTTGGGCGTTGGTGGACAAAAAAGAAATGGGTGGCTCCCTTACGCCTATGGTGCGTGAGTTCTACCGTACAGAGTTCTGGGACAAGATGCGCGGTAACG